AGTTTACCCCTGTAAATTCCCGTACAGATCGAATTGCGGCGCCCCCTGACGCGCACCCCCGGCCATCGGTCCCGGTGCGCCCATCATTTGCCCCGCCGATTTGCCAAGCTGTTGCTGCAGCATGGCCAAGGCAATCATGCTTTTCGGGTCTGACATCACGTCCTTCATGTTGGCCTGTGCGACGCGCCACATCGGGGGTGATTGTGATTCGGGGCTCATTAACGGGGGCATATCGCCCATTGAACTCACCATGTCTACCCCTCCATTCCAAGTGAGAGACGAGCGCGAAGCGCTTGCGCGATCGCTTGCTCGGTCCACGTTTTGTTACCGATGACCCGCCCATAGAGCTGTTCGTCCGTAATCGAGTTGATTTCGTTCAGTACCCACGCCCCGTGTTCTCGGTCGTGTTTCGCGTGGTATTTCAAACACGGAAGCGGCCCACAAACCCGCTCGAGTTCTTCGACATGCTGCTCGGTCATGATGTTGCATTCAAGCGCGGCCATGTACCCGAGCAACATCTTGGGGTGACAGTGGAGCACGTGATAGTACTGCGCCCCCGCAATCGCCGCCGCGTCATAGTCGTAGGGGCCAATCGTCCCCCCAAGATCGACAATGTCTTGCGCTAGCCATCGGGCGTGATCCTTTTCTTCCTTCAAGCGGTCGTGCATCCGCGCCGCAAGAAGCAATCCTTCAGTCGCCACCATCAGCGCAAGGCTAAAATTTAACTGAAGTAAGACTTGGTGTTTAGTGATCGTGTTCATGGTTAAAACATCATCATCGCCCCGGCCATGAGCGCCGCGGATCCTAGCCCCATCGCCCCGGCCTGTTGGTTCGCCGCTCCGGCGGCTTGCGAGTTAAACACATCCGTGTTGTACCCGGACAACGCGTTTTGCGCCGCGAAAATCGGGGCCGCGTCTGGTGTCTGCGACCCGCCGAATCCGGGCATGGAGAAGGGATTAGACACTTGCGATCCGGACATGAGCGCGGTGATTTCATTGAGCGGAATTTGCCTCTGCGAGAGCATTTCTGTAATTGCTTGCCGCCGACGTTCCGAATCCATCGCGAAGTCTTGCGACGCCGCTTGCCCTGACGCCAGAAACGCTTGGTTCCGTGCGTCATTATATGCGCGATCGATTTGCCGGAATGACGTGTCATAGGCGTCACTCCCCGGACGAATCCCCGCGGCAATCAAATCGGAATTGGCTTGACCGCGGGCGACATCCGTATCTTGATTCACCCTTGCCATCATGGCGTCAATGACTTTTTGTCGGGTCCCTTCCGCGTTCCCAGGCATCGGAGGGATCCCACTAAAATCGACGGGTTTTCCGACGATCCCTTGCAATGACTCCGCGCCCTGAATGCCAAGCCCCCCGAGGAGTTGCTTGACCTTCGTGCTCTGATCGTAGAGCGCCTGTTGTTCGGGAGAAAAGGTTTGTGTAATCGTAGGGACATCAGGGTCCCCTAGCACAAACTTGCTGCGATCGGGCGCGACGGGCGCTTTATACCCGTACACGCTAAACCACGGATCGTTTTTGGCCTTGTTGTATTTCGCGAGCTGAGTTTGATACGCCTGCGTCGCAGCGTCAAACCCCGCTTGGTCAAACCCACTCCCGTAGGTGACACGTTGCGTGCCGTAGGGAGAGATAACCGTCGGATTGTTCAGTTTTGCCCCCGCCCTCGTGGACGAGAGATTCGCTTGGCCCTGTTGTTCAGCCGCGCCGACGTAATCAGGGGCAGGGGGTGGTGTTGGTGCGCACATCGTCTACCTCATGGTGATCGTGTGCGCTGTAGGCGCGGGTATTGGGGTTAAGTTTACGCCGCAAGTGTATCACAGACTCGTATCGCAGTACATCGAGAAGCCGACCCGCGACGATATTGTCGGTTTCATGGGAAAATAAAATCTCATGGACGCCTAAGTCCCATAAGTCCTGTTCCACATACCGGATGAACCGAAGCGCGTTAAACCCTTTCCGGTGATCCGGATGGATGAAAAAGGTGTCTTCCGTCGCAGTCAACAATTGACTGTGCATCGATGGCGCCACGTAGATGCCGAAGTATCCGACGACAGCCCCTTCGTACCGCGCCGTATAGCCACGAAACATGCCAACATTCTCGACAGCCAGATACCGCGATAACAGTGGTTTGAACGGCTCATGCCGACGAAAATTCTTGGTCCCAAGGTGGTGCTGGCGAGCCAACGGAAGCACATCCCCCCATATGTCTTTTACGGATTCACGTTGAAACGTCATCATAGCCCATCTCCGGACTCATATCGAAGACTGCAGGCTGTCCATCGAGCGACAAGTCCCTTAGCTGAAATCTGAAGTTTTCCGGCTAGCCATCTCCCCGGGCTATGCGGGGGGCTCGTCCATTGCCGGATCAAGACCAACCCCCCACCCCACACACCAGACCCCCACGTCGCCGTGCCCCATAGCGACCCTGCCGGAGCGCTAAACGACGTACTCCCACTGAGTGACCGATCCTCAAAGTCTACATCTAAGCCCGTGGTATACGTCAAATTCCCGTTCGCGATCAGGGTCGGCATATACAACACGCCTCGTTTTAGCTTCGGGTCTCCGAAATCCTGAAACGCTTGCTTTGCATAGTAGTTGATGTTCGCGCCGAGATCGTCGGTGCCCTGCCACGCGCGGTAGGTTTTCGTCCCTTTGCAAAAATAGAGCTGTTGATTCATGACCGCAAAGTCTTCAGCATCCCATCCCGTGAACCGACACCAAGCTTTCGTCACTGTGTTCATCACATACTGCTCGTGCACCCCATCTTCCGCAAGCGGGATATTCACAATCAAGGCTTTCATAGCGGGAAAACTGATAGCCTTCCATCCGAACTGGCTGGCATAGGACACGGCTTTTTCCGTGAACGCCGATTCAATCTTGAAGGACACCGCATACTTGGCGCGTTCGTCCGCGGTCGCAAGCATGGCCGACAACGGGAAGAACCCGTCTTCCGTGATGACCAAGCAATCCGCGCCGTACTGCACGACACACCGTTTCCCGATAGGCTTTCCAATCTTGTAGCTTCCAACCTTTGCCCAGTTCGCCGCTACGGCCGGATTATTCCCTTGATAGACGATCGCTTCTCCTTCCGAGGTAAAGAACACCGCGTAATCATCCACCCCATTCCCAGCGTCCCTGGTCCATGTTGCCATCGCGACAAGATACCCACCTTTGGATGTCTCACCTTGCAGCGGAAACCGGGTCAACGCCCCTCCTGCCACGCCCGATGCCAGATACCAAAATTCTAACGAGTTTTTCGGAATAAAAAACAGCCGGCCTTTATGCCCGTGGACATAGTCAAAGTTCTCCACGGCGTTGCCGGTGTACCCGGTGAGCGCCGGAGAGGTGAGATTCGTCACCGCCGTCCACGCCGTACCGTTATAATACGCCGGTTTATCCACCCCATTTACGGCAATGAGCCAATTCGAGGTGCCATCCGAGAACATGGTGGCAATGTGCTTTCCGTTGGTCCTAGCTAAGACCGAGGCCCCCACCGCACCGGACGAGGACACGTTGTAAATGCCGCTCGACGTATACCCGAACATCGTCGCGTTTCCACTGACCGCGTTGTACGTGGCGAGTGTTTTGATATTCCCTGTTGTGCCTGTCGCGTGCTCGAGATGCCCGCCGCGGGTGTCCACGCTGGACGTAGATGGAAAGAGATTGTCAAGCGCCACCGCGTCAGTCGGTTTCATACTCGCGAGCGCGTCCCGCGCGTTCCATCCTCCGATGGGCGCGGGGTAGTTGCGCGAGGAGGAAACCGGACCCCGTGACGCGGCCCGTGATTTAAGCGCGGTTCTCATTGCGGCCATGAGTACTCAGGAACGACGATCCCCGGGCGTGTCGTCTGGTCCCCCTCGTCCATACGGAGGATGGGCTTCCCTCCGTCCCGGCCAAGATAGGTGGTCACTTGCATTTCGTAGGTACGAAAATCTTCGGCGTACTCCAATCCTTTTTCTTTCTTCCATCTCCACCGAAGTCCCAGTAAAAGGAGCTGTTCCGGAAGTCGCGTGATATCCGAATCCGACGCAAACACGTTCCGCTTTGTCACACCATCTGACGAGGTAATCCAATTCGCGGAGAGGTATTCAAAGGCAACCGTATGCCCGACCGGAGGGATAGGCGACATCAAGACACGACCACCCCGGATGCGGTAGCGATAGCGCGGCGCGGCGTTCACCGTCGCTTTTAGTTGCTGCCACTTCGTCGACCCCAACAACGGAACCGGCAGCATATCGGTGCGGTCCCACATGGTGTCATTGCTAATGTACCGATAGCCATCCGACGCGATCGTCGTGATCGCACCTTGATCCTCTGCCGAAATCGTCGTATGCAAGGCTTCGACGGTGAGCCCTTCCCACTCGCCACGCATGGAGAGATCATTTCCTTCGGCTTGCAAGAGCGCTCGAATCTGCTTGACTTGCGGATCCGACGACCCGAGAACCGCATTAGGCGCTGTCAGCCCTGTCAGTTCGCAAAACTCCGTGACCATCGTCAGCAAAGACATACGCTACTCGTAGAGAATGTTTATGACCCCGGCGTCAAACGTATTGACCCCGCTATCGGTCGTGACCCGTACACGATCCAGCGGCGCGGATAATGACTTGGTATACGAAAGGCTTGAATGCCAATCATGGCCTGAAAACCCAATTTGACCGGTAATCGCCCACGTATTGGTCGAAGAATTCATAAGTTGAAGCACTATCGCTCCGTGCCGCAATGCCGCCGCCTGCTGTCCCAGTATTCTTGCTCCGGACGTATTCTGCCCGACCGTGCAGGTGTTCGTGTTAATCGCGAACAACGACGTGCCACTGTACCCGGAGGTTTCAACCCCGCCAGAGTCGCCTATTTGAATGATGACGTTGTCCCCCCCGTTGGTGCTCACGTCGCTAAAACAGATTGTGATCCTTTTGACGGTCGATGGAATACTTGTAAAATCAATAGACGTACCCGACGTTGAATTTTGGGGCGTCCCAAGGGTAAGTAAGTCGCCCACCAGCGCCATTGTGCCAGATTTGTCTGGCACCGTGACCGTTCTGGTTGTCGCGGTGGTCAATCCGTCGACTTCAAAGGCGACTTTTTTCGTGCCGTCGGACGACCCGACGACGCGGAACAGGTTGTCGGGGACGTTGAGCGAGGGGGAGGTCAAGATAAACCGTGTCCCGTCGTAGGTGCACTCGATCATGGCCCCGGATTTCAGATCCCCGGCGACCAGCGCCACCGCTCCGTTTTTTGTAATCGCTTTCGCCCCAAGACCCGAGATATTCACCGTGACGTTCGTCGTGTTGTCCCCAGAGGCAAGAAAACGAAAGGTTTGGCCGGCCGTATACGCAGTTAAGGCAGGGGAAGTCGTGAGCGTGATAACATCCGCCGTTCCGCCTACCGTCCCTACATACACTCCTGTCCCGTCTTGGATGGTGGCGAGTGAGGCGGCGTCAGTTCTGTTTGTCGCGGGGGCAAGGCCTGTGATCTTATTGTTCCCCATCGGAATGTTCGCCGTGGGAGTGCTTTGCCCATCTTTGCAGATGACGTTGGACAGACCGGTGGCAATATCCGCGGTCAAGGCGTTGTGCACCGTGGCGTCAATCGTCGTGCCGTTGGTGACGGGTTGGCCCGCGGAGTTGATCTGAAATAGCCCCGACCCATTGAAGGACATAGGCTTATCCCTTCTTCGCGGATTTCTTCTCTGAAATGTAGGCTTCCAGTTCCTTCATTTTCTCGTTCAAGCTGTCAATCTGGGCTTTGAGCGACGCGTTTTCACGGGCAAGCTCGAGTGTTTCGCACGCGGCTTTCTCATGGGTATGTTGCAAAAGCCACGCCTCGGCACGGCGCTTCAACTCTACCGCGCCCATCCCGACATTCGCGACCCCTTCGGCATTCAACCCGGCCAGATGCTCCACGGTCAAAATGTTGGCCCGGATCAGCATGTCTTGCTGAGACTTGCTGACCATTCTCCATCCAAGGATCGGCGTGCCTTCAGTGGGAATGGCTTGGCCTTTTTCGTAGAGCGCATAGTCCCGTTTCCACCCCTCGACCCATTCCGGAAGTACCCGACCAGTACGGGCTTCAGTGTCCAATTTCGTCCACCACTCCGGGATACGCTCGAAATGCGTGTCACGAGACCCGGGGGGCGTAATGACCGCAACAGGCACCATCTTATACGCGATGGAGTCTTTCACCGCTCCATCCCGCACTTCAATCATGTCGAAGCGCACGAACGGCTTATCACGTGAGGTCAGTTTACTCCCCAGTTCAATCCCTTCAGCCGCGAGCATAGCCACTCCTTCTGTGAAAAAGACGTTCCGGGGGCCTACGTGGCCCCCGGAATCATCGCCTTGCGCGCTTCCTTAATTCGGGAAGTCGCACATAATGATCTTCGCGGATGCGTCGACCGCATACGCGCAGATCGAATCCGTCACCAAGGCCGAGACATCCAGCGTTCCGTCTGTCGCCCCAACGGGGGTCAACGCGTTGCCATCTGCTCCTGCAGTCAAGGCGGGAGTAATGGTGGCAACACCCCGAATCTGAATCCATCCATACCCTTCGTCGGCAATCGCGGCTTGCAAGACACCCGCCCCAAGACCGGCGGACTCCGACAAGTCAGACGTGACGCGAGTAAACGATCCGGCAGACACGCCGCCCGGTGCGTCGTAATACGCGACGTTCCCTGCGACGGCGGCAACACTCCCCGCGGCGGTATTGTACTGCACGTATTTGTACACCTTGCCATCCGGGGTCATGCCTAACGTGCCGAGGGCAAATTCAGGCCCCTCAGCATTGGTACGAACTCGGTCTAATTTCATTCCTGCGATATACATAGCGGCTCCTTCATGGTGAAAAGGTCACAGTGACATCAAGCCCATCTTAGGGCTTCACGACCCCCAACAGTTTTCGGTTTGAACAAGTCATGTTCCCCATCCACAGAATCGGCACAACTTCACCATCCTGGTTCAATGGTTCTTTCTTCGCCATCGGTTCTAAATCGGCGTCAGAGTGTACCGTCAACTTCATGTAATTTGAGTTGATGAAGTACATTCGGCTGGATGGAATCCCCGACGCCGTGGTGTCGTACATGACATCCGCCCCTTTGTAGGTCAGGGATGCGATACCCGCCTTGATGTTGTCAGAACTCGCATACCTTTTAATCGAGATCTGCGACGCCTCGAAAAACGTATAGTAGTCGCTTGACATCAAAATAAGATCCGGGCAATCGCCTTGGCCACGATCAAGTGACAACCACACCGGGAGCATCACACTCGGCTCAATGGTCGTTGCCGACATCACGATCGCGCCGTTGTCTGAGAGATCAAACACGGTATTCCGCCAAAACGTCCAGGTGTTCGCGTCAATGCCGCCTACAGTGTTCGTGTTGGTGTCCGCGATGATCGTTTGCAATCCGCCGATCTGGTTCGACAAGGACCCCGAGGAATAGAGATCCGACGAGAAGTTATTGTCAAACGTCCGATAGGCATTCTTCATCCGGCTTGCGACGAGATTTTCAAGACGCGTATCGGATTCACTGTTGATACGGATTTCTCGCCCACTGGCCACGACATGAATGGCGATTTGCTTCCATTGATACTCCGCGGCGCTGAGGACTTCACTCGCCGAGATGTTCAACAGATCCATATCGCTGTAGCGCTGATAGGTCTGATTCTGCGCGTAGTCCAACGGTTCCACGATGGTCGTTCCGCCGGTTTCAGTCTTGTAATTGCCCTTCTTGTAGATACGCTTCAGCAGGGCATTCCGCTCGGTCAAGTTATCCTTGAAGCCCTTGCGGTGTTTTCGATGCGTAGTGACGACTAATTCAGTAAAGGTTCCATTCGGTGCTGGCATGATCGCTCCTTCGTCTGGTTAGGCTGATCGTTCTCGGATTTTCTTCATCGTACTGTGAACCGTCTCCTCAAGGGTTCCAGTCGGTTCTGTAGGTTCCGATCCGTCACCAGATGACGAGACATTCACGCCCTTCGCCTTCTTTTTCGGCAAGGCCTCAAGACGCGCTGTCTCTTTGAGCTTCGCTTCGGCCTCTGTCTGAGCCCGAGCGATCTCCTTAGCACGGGTTACGGGGTTCAGCCACACCGCGTTCTCGTAGGCCTCCTGTAAGGATTGACCTTGCGAGACCAAAAGGGCGATTTGATCCGCCACTTCGTCAAAGTATGGATGTGCCTTCGTATCCTCTGCGAACGCTGTCACTTGCTTGTAATTGTCGTCTCGAATGCGAGTTAACACGGCTTCCCGTTCTTGCCGGGCAATCCGCTCCATCTGCTCGACACGCGAACTCAACTCGACGACTTTCGGATCGACTGCAGGCGGTTGGCCATTCGACTGCTCAGCCGCCGCTTCAAGGAGTTTTAAATTCTCGCCTAACCGCCGATAATTGGCCCGCCGTTCTTCAATCGTCCCCTCTGTCAGCAGGCGGTGCGCTCGAAGGAGGGAGTCAATGGCGTGGTGAACTGGGATGTTATGCTTATTCAGATAGTCGAGGTGCGGCGAGACGGCCTCCCGCCAGGGCTTGATATGACCGAACCCGTCGGCCATTTGCTTTTCTCGTTCCGTGACGTAGGCTTGTACCGAGGGATCGAGTTTCCCCCAGTGGTCACGCATATCTTGCTTCCACGATTTCGGAAGCTCATGGACGATCGGAGTTTGTACGACGGGCTCCGACGGTGGAACGACAACAGGAGGCTCCTCCACGGGGGCAGAAGGCGATGAAGTCATTCCAGGCGATTCGATCGGATCGGACAATTCACCGATCAATGACGACCCAAGGGATTGACTGATCCGGTCGACGGCTTCATCCAATTCAGGGGGCATACGCTCCTCGTGTTCAGGTTAAAATACGCGGGTTCATGCCCGCTGTCAAATTACCGCACGACAACGGCTTCGACACCCATGTTGACGATCTCTTTTTTCAACTGCGCTTTGGTCGGCGCGTCCATCTTGGCGATTTCGTGACAGACGGTCTCTTCCACACCGCGGTCGAACGCCTGTTGCCGCTCGTCGCGAATTCTGACCGCGTCTTTCTTCATCTCAGGGTCATAGGGAATGCAGTTATTCCGCTTCATATCCTCGATCCTCGCCGCATGCGACGTAATCGGACGGCCGTCGATCGGGCTGTCATAGCATACGTCACACGCCACGGTGACCGACAGCGGCGCGGAAATGACTTGCTCGGCCATCGATTCGCACGTCGGGCAAAACTCCAACGGAGAGTGCCGACTAACAGGTTTCACGACCTCAAAGTCGTGTCCATTCAGGCATCGATACTCATATCGTGGCATGGGGCCTTTCTAACGTGCCGATCGCATCCTCCCCACCCGACCAGACCGCGGGGTGGAGGGCGTCGGCGCCGTTTTCATACGCGTAGTGAATGGTCAACCGTTGGCAAAACTTGTTCCGAAACAACATGAACGTCGGGCTCGCGGAGTGTCGTTCGTCCTTCAAGAGGTAGACCGCGAAGAGCCCGACTTTCGTCGCTTGTTTCCAAAAAGGCACCACATCTCCGCGAAACGAGCACGCCGGATCGATAAAGAGGGCCAGATCGCCAAACCCGCACAAAGCCGGCACGGTGTAGCGGCCAATCGCCGGTTTGACGATGGTAAACTGCAAGGGCGCGGATGCCGCGCGGTGGAGTTCGTCCAGAAGCGCCAGGTGGGACTTATCGGGTTGTGCTTCAAGAAACACGGAATACAGCCGCATGGGCTAGTCGCCCTTCTCGTCTTTGGCCAGCGCCGCCATCAATTGCTGTTGCCCTTTGGCCTGGGCCTCAATCAACGCCGCCAGCTTGTTGACTATCGCTTCAATGCCCTTCATTCCTTGTCCGAGCGCCGAATCGGCTTTCGAGTTGACCACACGTTCAGTGTTATATTTTTTCTGTTCGAGTTCCGCGGTCTTTTGCTGAAGGCCCAACTCCGCGGACGCGCCTTTCGCGTGCAGCTCGACTTGTTGCCGGTGGGCGTCAAGCTGCATCTTGATTTTCTCCGCTTCGACTTGAATCTGTTTCTCACGGAGTTGAAGATCCATCTCTTTTTGCTTGAGCGCCATTTCTTGCTGCATGCCCTGTTCTTTGAGGGCTGCGGACGCTTCAGCCTGCTTCTGTTGAATTTCCTGCATGGCCTGTTGTTTCTGCAAGTCGGCCTGTTTCTGTTCAGCCTGCGCTTTCCCCTCTTCCGGGGGCTTCGGCGGCTGCATGGCCAAAATGGCGTCTTCAATCTGTGACCCAAACCGAAACCGACGGCACACAAACAAGAGCAGCCCTTGCGCGGCTTGAAAGGGCATCACCCCTTGAACGACAAGCGGGCCAAGGCCCTGCAGCGTTTGCGTGACGGCCCCCAAGAGATCCCCGATGGCTTTTTGATCTTCCGCGGCTTCCGGTTCGACCGTGGAGTTTGTTTCGATATCGATTTTGTACACGCGTTGGGCGTCATTTTTAAGGAGCTGTAAAATCTTCCCCCACACAGGTTTTTGCAGCTCGGCTTGGAGTTGCTGTTGTTGCTGCATCAACTGTGGGTTAGGCGGCGCTTGCGGATTTCCGACCGTCGCTTGATTCAGCATCATCTGCACCATGCGGGCTTGCGCTTCTAGCTGCTGGCGCTGGGCCGACGTGACAATTGGTAATCCGGTCATTTCAGCCCATGTCTCTTCGCTGAACTTATTGGCCGCGAGTTCCACGGTCAACCGCTGAAGATCGCGCATATACCGCGCGACTTCCGCTTGGTTTTTCTTGAGACGCAGCGTGCCCCACTGGCTTTTCAACTGCTGGGCCGTGGCGGTTTCACTGGCCTGGGTCGATCCCCGCAGAATATCGGAAATACCCGTAATTTCATAGATCGTCTGTTTACAGGCCTCTCGCGCAAGTTGTAACTCACGCAAGACTTGCATGACGACATCAATCGGGAAGAACCAAATCGCGTTGGTAAACCCTTTCTCCGTCGCCAAGGCGGACGCCACGTTCACCGGCACCATCGCGTTTTCGGGTTGGGCGAATAGTTGCGCGAGGTTGCCCGACATCGACCCATCGTAGAGGGCGCGGACTTTCAACGCCTGCGTCAATTTCTTGATGCGTCGGGTGATGTCGTTCAGTTCTTCGGCTTGGGACTGATAGAGACGGTAGGGCGACGTGGGCACGAGGGACCACGATTTCCCCACTAACTGCAACGGCTTCGGCGTGTTGTAGAACCCACTCAGACCCAACGGATCGTCGAGTTCGGCGAGCATCCCCTCGGCATACGTCGGGGAGATATACCGAATTTTCCGCCCGCCCGCTTTGTCCCAAATCTGATAGATCTGCGCCGTCGGATCCCCACCGACATGGTCTTCTTTCCGATCGCGCGACTGCTCATCATCTTTCTCGACGGTCTGATTGGATTGCGAATACTGCAATTTTTCGGCGACCTTCTCTCCCAACAACTTCTCAACCTGTCGCTTGGTCATGAAGAATTCATAGGCAATCCACGGCACGTCTTTCCACTTCTTGGCGAAACCAAACAACACGCGGTCCCACACAATCGATTCATAACAGATCTGTTCATTCGTGGCGTACTCAGTCGGGGGCTCCTCGTCGGTCTTGCTCGTAGACCCGCCGCGCTCGTCGTCATCCGGGGGCCGCGGTTCGGCTAACGGCTTAAAGTCAGCCTCATACTTGACCACGGCCACACCGCGGCCGGGAAGGAGGGCGTCGAGGACCACCGCATTGCCGACTTCGACGATCGACTCGTACCCGTCTCGATTCGTGTCAAACTGAAAGTCCACGACGCGATTTGCCGCCGTCGAGGCGAGTTTGCCGATCGGATCATCGTCACGATTGCGACGCTCAATGCTGGAACGTGGGGCTTGGGAGAAGAGGGCCGGCGCAAGCGTTTCGGTATTGGAGAACAGGATATTAAACGGGGCGACGTCTTCGCCGTCTTCCGCTTCGTTCGCGTAGATCCGTTGAATGTACGCGCCGCGCTTGCGGAATTTCGATTCACGCCGTCGAGCGACCTCGAATTGACGGATCCACCACGTGGCCTCCGCTTTTGCCTTCTCGTCTTTGGTTGCGGGCTCGGCCATGCGTTATTCTCCTTCACGTCTCAAGCGCATCTGGTCGAAATGATACTTCTTCATGTCCCCAAATGTCCAGGGATTCACGACGACCCCCGGATCCGGTCCCGGTAATGCTTCCATTTTACTCGGCTGCCAGGTCAGCGCCACGGTCCTCCACGCATCCGCCGGATGGCTTGACCAATCGTGGACCGGGACGTCCGTATACAACCGCTTGTCGGGGTCCCATTCCCGGTGGTAATGCCGCAAGGCTTGCAAGCCTAGATCGCACTTTGTCGCGTGAAACCGGCACCGCTGAAACGTCCGGCGACCCGCTTGAATCCCTTCTTGAACATCGAGCTTGGCGGCGACCGCGAACTGGCCTAACTCCGGGTGGATCTTCGCCGCGTCATGGAGTTGTTGGAGAATCGACTTTCCGCCCATTCCAAGCCGCCGCGGACGTGCGTCATGGGGCAACCAATGTGTCGCATAGCGGTAGTGGTGTTGCCTTGCTTTCGTCAGGAGAATATGCACCAGCGATTTGTCTGGCCGATCCACATCGTAAATTTCACACCCGTTATCCGCCCAATAATCTATGACGTCAATTTGGTCGCCCCGGAATTGGTAGAACCATATCGCCGTATCATCTGTCCGTCCAAGATCCCATCCAGTAAAGACTGGACTTGGACTGTGGTCAAAATCGCAGAGGGCTCCCGCGCGTTGCAATTGATCCAGAGACTCGGCCCAGATTGCACCAGGGATCGCAGCGTCAAAGGAACAGAAATTTTCCTGAAGCCAGATACTTTTCCCATAGCTCTCCCCGTGTTCCGCTTGCAATTCCCTGAGATCCGCATCCAATTCCTCCTGGGTTAGCAGGTGCGAGTCATCGCACGTCACAATCTCCGCAAACCACTCCGGTTCGGTTTTCGCGAGCTGCATCATGTTGTAGAAGTGATTTTTTCCTCGTGGGGTGCTAATGAAAATCGCCCACCCTTTGTTTTCTCTGAGAATCGGGCGCAAGTACGCCCATGCTGACGGATTGGCCAACGCGTACTCGGAAAAGACCAGCCCACACGGCGAGGATCCGACCAAGGAGTTGTAGTTATCCGACCCGACCACCTGCCAGGTGGATCCATTCTTGAACTCGATGAACATTTCTTGGTCGTTGGTTCTCGCGCGTAATTCGAGCGGAAACGCTTCGTCGATCCGTTTGAGCCCGGTATGGGGATTCACCTGGGTCCAGATCGCTTTGCGGGCTTGGGCTTGTTCGGGCAGCATGTGCCAATAACTACCAATCCGCTCATGCATCTGGACGGCGGTGAAGTGAAGCGCGAGATCGTCTTTGCCGTGTCGCCGTGCCCAACAGATCGCGGCGCGTTTGCCGCCGTTCCGTAGATAGGCCCACGCATTTTCCTGATAGGGTCTCGGTCGCCAGTTATTGGGGAGGGTAATGACGGACATCGTCGCGCGGTGCTCCGCTAAACTGTAAACGTACAGTACGCGTCGGGAAACCATCCCCGCTCGTCGTCGTTAAACTTAATCCATTTGATTCTGTGCCACGGGAGCAACGTATTGCCTATGGGGTGATTGGATGCGTCAACCGCCGCCCAATGCACGATTACCCCAACAGGCGTGACCAGCACCGGACGTCCTTTCGTGATGTCGACCGCGTGCCCGTCATCTAGAACAATGATCATCGTGGGGTTTCCTTTTTCCGGGGTTTCCTTTTTCCGGGGTTTCCTTTTTCCGGGGTTTCCTTTTGTACCACAAAACACGAAGCGGAATGTCGAGGGAGATAAATGGCTACGTCGACGGGTTCCCTTTGTTGGCCCCCGGCCTGCCGATGAACACGGGGGGCCTATCACGCCAATCCGTCGCCTCCCTTTTATTTCGTATCACTAATGCTTAGCCTTCCTTCGTAGGCGTCACGTCGATAGGTGGATTGGCGAGCTGCCGACGCGGGGGCGGAGGTTCGATGATGACGCGGACTGTCGAATCGGTGGATTGTTTTGGGCCATAGAGTTCTGGCCGTCGGCGCTCGAGGTCACGACGAGCAAGATCGGCTAGTGCTCTGCCGCGTATGAGATCTAGCTTGGTGGCGGCAGACTCGAGAATAAAATCGGCATCTGCTACGCGATTAATCAGACATTCAGTCACTAACTCTTTGTACTCCGAGCCTACCTCTTTGAACATCCAATTGTAGATGGTGGCGAGACAACGCTTATTTTCTTTAGCTAGATCAGCGACCGATTCACCGGCCATATACCGACGCACGATAGCCGGGATATCAGGCTGGATTGGCTCGATTTCAAACGGATTTACAATTTCTTGCATGGCGTGATTCTTGCAAACATTATCTTATCCCCGCAACAAATTATTTTTAAAAAATATAAAATTAATTGTTGCATTCTTTGCAACACGTGTTATACTGCAAACATGACGCTTGGCACACAAATCAACACGGGGGTAAACATGACCTACACTTTGGAAAATGGGCTTATCACAGGCCCACAAGCCGGACAGTGCGCAGGATACATCTTCAATTTTGCTGGCCACGGGGCGTATGACCCTACCGGCAAAATCACCATCGGCGACCTAGAACTAACACAGCCCCAAGTCGATGCACACAATAGGCTCCTAGCCGATGCCGAGCTACAACACATGATAGCCCACGGATCCGGCGTGCTGTACCTGTCGTGGGAACAACCGAAATGCACCCCAGAAAACCCACGCTACAAACAAGAGCGAAACGGCGAGTGGTACAACCGCAACTTTCGTGTCTCCAATTGGGTTGGGTCATTCTCCACAGCCGCCTACGTAAAGCGCGGACACTCCTACGGGTTTGGCCGGTTTGAAACGCGATGGGTCTGGTTCACCGGCCCGGATGGTAAGAAGTGGTATGGCGTCCAAAAAGGATACGGCCAGAGTTTCAGAGCAAAACGATTGAAAAACCAGCGTTAAGCCAACCGTACAACCTAGCGCCCGTCCATTGGCCTAGTAAGTGGACAGAAAGAAATCACAATGAACTTCACAACCAACAAAATCCTTGATAACGACACTCTCCGCAACCTCGCGCCGTCCGTGTTTGCTGAAACGCCCTGGCAATCCATGAGCGACAAATACGCGTTTGTTCCGACTATCAACATCGTGGAAGCCATGCGCAAGGAAGGGTTTAACGTAGTCGCTGCCAGACAATCCAACACGCGCATTGAGGGGAAAGGCGATTTCACCAAGCATATGTTGCGATTCAGGCAGTCCACCGCACAGCTCCAAGTCGGGGACATTTTCCCCGAAATCGTCGTAGTCAACAGCCATGACGGAACAAGC